CCTACCTAACAGTTGCTGTCATCCTGAGTCCCGAGCTTGCCGAGGGGCGAAGGCTCTGCTCTTTCTCGTCACTTGTCACTCGCCACTGCCCTTCTCACGTCGTCAAATAGCTCGCCGCCGTGTTCGTCACCGTCACCTGAAAGATCTCGCTGCCCGCTTTCAAGAACACGCCGTCTTCGCCCACGCTCATGCGCAGCGCCACTTTGCCGTCCACCACGGTGTCTTCCACCGCGGTGAAGTGAATTTCCGGCCACAGCAGGTTCATGCGATAGATTTCCGGCTGGCCCCCGGTGATCACCGCCCCGCTGAGGTTGATCTGCAGCTCCTGCGCCGTGTCGTTGCGGAACAGGTCGAGAATGTCCACGTCGCTCTGATTCACGAGCAGTGTCAACTCCGGCACGGCCGTGCGCTTCGGCCCGTACCACCAGCGGCCAACAAAGAGTCCCGAGGAAGGGAAGCGCCCATTCGTTTCATCGGGATTGGCCTGCACGGCCGCGCTCCACTCAATCACGCGGCTCGAAATATCCACCGGCGCTCCCAGCGGTCCCAGCTTGATCACGGCGTTGCCATTGTCGAGGAACGCAGGCGCCGAAACCGTCGGTGTGGTCATGGTCGCATCGCTCGCGCGCCCTGATCCCAGCATCTGCCAGGAGAGCTGCACCGCGTCCTGCCCGCGCCCGCTCAGCGTGAAGCTCGCCACCACCAGGTCCGCGAGCTTGCGCGCCAGCCCCGCCCACGGTTTCTCGTGGATGGTCGTAAACGGCATCGCCTTCGTCGTCGCCAGGTTCGTCCACTTGATTACATGGTCGTACACCGTCGGGTTCCCCGCGGGGTTCGGCTGGTTCGTCGCGACGTTTCCCATGCAGAAGGCCGCCACCCACCCCGCAAAAATGTCGCTCAGCTCCACGGTGCGTTGCAGCGAGGTCATCTGCGCCACCTTGCGCTGGCTCGTGGCGTAAGGATGTCCCTTGCCGAAGCGCTCGGCGTCGGGGATCAGCCGGTGCGCCAGCTTCCCCACGTCAAAGCCAGAGACCAGCGCCGACAACGGCAGGTTCGCGTCGCTCAACGCCGTCCCGATCGTGGTCTGCCGCTTCGTCGAAAAGCGCCACAGCATTTCGTATGCGTGACTCGGTTCCGTAAATGCCATTTCTCTCTCCTTGCGTTCCTGTTTCTATCGCCGCTCTACTCCTATCAAGAGCTGCTGCCCGATGTTGTCATCCCGAGCGCAGCGAGGGATCTGCACTTCCTCTGTTTTCTGAACTCTCAATCCCTCCGTGTCTCTGTGTCTCCGTGGCTTCTTTCCTTCCGCCCTCACGCCGGCTTCTCCTCCACCACCAGCGCCAGCTCCGCGTGATGGCACAGCACGTTGTTGATGATGCGGAAGTCCACGGCCCGCACCTGCGCGGGCCCGGAGTGCCGCGCCGTCTGGTTCAGCTTGCGGTCGGCTCCGAGCGCCGCCGCTACGCTCTCGATCAGTGCCTGAAACGTCTTCTCGCTCGCCGCCGCATCGTTCACTCCGGCGTAACCGTGAATCGCAACCGTGTGCCGCCGCGCCGTGAACTGCGGCCCCAGGTCCTCGGCCGCGCTTGCCTCGCGCGTCAGGAACCAGAACTGAATCCCGCTCGCCGTCTTCGCCGCATCGCGGAACTGCTTCTCGCTTTGCCAGTTCCGCACCGTATCGTGGACGTTCGCCACGCCCGCCACGCCGGCCAGGATCGTCTGAATCGCCTGTATGTTCTCCGCCAGTCCCATCGATTTGCCTTGGTAGCCACGGCACGCTTTGTGTGCCGTGGGTTTGTTCCCGTGCGTTTACGTCAGTGCCTTGGCGACCTCTTGCTCAAGCACGGCGACGACGCGGCCTTCATTTTCGCGGAGCGCCCGCTCGAAAAAGAAATGTCCGGGCGTGCCCACGCGCGCGATCTTGCGCCCGATCAGAAACGCGACCTCGCGTGTCTCGCGGTCATTTGTGATCCCCAACCGCCGCCGCACCCAGCCTTCGAGCGCCGCCGGGGGAGGGAAGTGCGGTCGCGTCCCCACCTCGACGAACAATCCGTAACGGTCCGCCGGCGGTGCTAAGAAAACCCGCCCCACCGGCTTCCCGCTCGCATCCGTCAGTTCGCTTGTCACGCTCCCCGCGAACTCTCCAAACGCATTCCCTGATGGAACGCCAAGGGGCGATTGCGCGAGAGAAGTCACAGCCGCCCGCAACAACTCGGTCCCCCGCGCCAGCCCGCGTTCCACCGCCGCGCGCAACGCCTCCGGAAACCGCTCCAGTTGCGTCTGTAATTCCCTGTCGTCGTGTTGACTCGTCGCTATCATCACTTCTCACGTTCCCAAAAGTGGTTGTTGCTAATCACTAACCACTGCCTTTTAATGTGTCATCCTCTCGCCGCCTGCCGTGTCGCCTTTCCATTCCCTGGTGCGGGACGCCGCAGGCGCGGTACGTTCCGTGTCCGTGCCCAGCAGGTTCTCGTAGTCTTTCTCCAGCCGCCGGGCCAGCGTCATGTACTCCTGCGACTTCGTCCGGTAATTGACCGTGTCTGCCCCAATCGAGCTGTCGCCAATCTGCGCGTACAATGCCGACAGCCGCCGCGCCGCCAGCGACGCCGCCAGCGCCCCCAGTGCGTAAAAATCGGCGTCCGGCATGGAAGAGGCGTCCACCGCATGCGACGCCGTGAACTGCACCCGCGCTTTCTTTCCGCTTGCGAGAGCGAAGCGGAACCGCAAGAACCGCGCGGTCGGCGACTCGTAAATTGTCCAGTCGCTGTCCTCCAGCACGATCGGAACGCGCTCCCCTTGCGGATACTCGATCTCGACGATTTGCGAGAAGCCGTTCTGCCATCCCGTGATCGTGCTCAGGTCCCACTCGTACTGCGCGCCGTCGCCAGTGAGGTCCGCCACCAGCCGCCGGGGGCGGTCCTTGGAGTAGCGTCCGCCCAAAGCCTCTTCGATCGCCGCCTTCAGTTCGTCGCTCGAGAGCTTCGCCGCCGCATCCTGTAAGTGTCCCGCAACCAGTTGCTGAATTTCCGGTATCGTCTTCGCCATTGCTATCTCGATTCAGCCACGTAGGCACAGAGACTCAGAGGTTTCTCAAGTTCTTGATCTGAAACTTCTCTGTGCCTCTGTGTCTCTGTGGCCTTTCCCGTTTACGGTACCGCTTCCTTGTACGCCCCGCGGTAGTCAATCACCACGGCTTCGAACTCGTGCCGCACCTTGTAACGGATGCGGTCCGAGGTGAACACCTTCTCCGAGGTGGGATCGTCGGCCAGGAAAAACTCCGGCTCCTGCCGCCCCTGGAGGAACCCCACCTCCACCGTCGGCGCCTCCGCCACGTTCGCGAACGCGTACCAGTCGTTCGCGTCCGTGAGCAGCGGCGACACAATGATCCGCTCGCCGTTCGCTCCGAACATGAACCGCACCGGATTCGGCGTGAAGCTCGCGTCCAGGTACTCGCGCATGTTCTCCTGCCGCGCCTTGCCTTCCAGCTCGTGCGGCACCACCAGAACGTAGGGCGCGATCCCCAGCTTCTTGTTGCTGTCTTTCTCCGTGCGATTGCGCATGGCGGTCCGCACGGCGTCCAGCTCAGTCGCCGACAGCGCCGTCAAACCCAAATTGCCGTGCGTGGCGTGGAACCAGGCCACACTGTCATAGATGGTGGGGTTGGTGATCAGCAGGTTGAAGACGCGCTGCGCCATCGTCCGCCGCGCCGCGCGTCCCAGCCGTCCCACGATCTGCGGCGCCACGCCCAGATCGTCGTTGATGATCATCTTTCGCGTGATCGTCACCAATCCGCCGAACGTCACCACCGAGTAGCTGGCCTTCTCGTCGGTTGGAGCGGTCAGTTCCGCGTAGTCGGCCGATTCCGTGCTGACCGTCGGCAGGTCGCCGAAGTAACCCACCCGCACGCGCTCCTGCGTGCGGAAGTCCGGCACGCTCGAAGATTGCGCGATCAGGCTCACGCCGTAGTCCTGCTCGCGATAGTCCTTCAGCAGCAGCCGTCGCAAGGTGTTCGCCAGCGCGTTCGGGAAGGTCGTGCTCGTGATGTCTTCCCGAATTCGCATCTGGTGCGGCAGCAGCCCCGTCACTTCGCCGTCTCCGGTGTAGGCCACGTAAGCCTCCCGGATCCCGTGGAACGCCGGAATCGAGGGGTCCTCGACCGGCAGATTGAACAGGCGGTCGAGCGCCATCTGGAGTTTTTCCTCCGGCTCCCGCACCACCTTCACGCGTCCCGTCTCCATCACCTTGCCGACCGGAGACAGGGCCGCGTACGCTTCGCGCACACGTTGTATTTCCATCTCTACTTCCTCCTCTGCAATGTCGCGGCCCCCATAGGGTCCGTCGGGCTGAAACCGGCTGGCCACGAGCTCCGCGAGCGGCTTTGGCAGCCGCGACGCCGCGAG